AGCTCGTGCATGCTGAGCTCCTCGAGTGCACACTCGAAGTCATCTGCCATGATCTTGTGGTACAGCTTGGGATTCTTGCACCAGTAGACCGTGTACAGAAAGCTGTGCGGGTCCAAAGGTGCGAAGACGAAGTTGCCTTCGAGTCGGAAGCTGCGCTTCAAGAAGGTGATGTCATGAATGTGGGTAACCTCAGAAAGCTGATCATCCTTCTTGTCGGAGGTGTAAGTGATCTGAAAGTCCTCAGCCATCACCTTGGCCATCGTCTTCTGGTTAAAAAGTGCGCCCACCTCATCACACACGTTGACGACATTGTCGTCGCCGTAGACGAGGGCCGCTGCTTTGTCCCAGAAACCTTGCAAGTCACCGGTGCAGCGGATGAAACCACACACCACGAGGAAGAGACAATATATCGAATTGACGATCGTCGTGAGGGGGTGTCCACTCGGCAATGACTTGTACCATTGGTAAATGTACCTCTGGTCAAAGCCACGCCCGCCTATGTGCCTGGAATGCGTCAGGTCCAGCCATAGGACCTCACGCACCCTGTCCTCCGCAGGCGTGGAGCCACGTTCTTGGTACCACTTGTTGATGTGGCGGAGGATGATGTTAAGGACGGCAGGCTGCTCGGAACTGTCAAAAGCCTTGAAGTCACCTGCGAAGACCGCTTTGCCCCTACTCTGAAGGTGAGAGAAAGCTTTGTCGGCCTCTGTGTACATGCAGATACCTGGGCCAAAGCCAGTCGTGACGTTGTGCGTCATCATAGCTGAGGTGAAGGCACCAAAGTACATGCGCACCGCAATAACGTAGTCGAGTGGCGCGGCCGATATGAGACGCGTCTGGCCGGTTTGAACTTTGGGCAACGTACGGAGCTCATCCTTGAGGAAATCCACAAAGACGTGCGCTAAGCGCTCGCTGTTGGTTGCGCACGCCACAACGTGCTCGACACGCTCACGCAAATCCGCACAGCGCTTACTGGTGAGGTCATAAGACTCACCGCGTCCAAAGAAGTCCTTCTTACCCTCGAGTCCCTCCAGGACATGTGGGTAACCCGCACTGGTTGCGCGAGGGATAGCGTTGAACTTCAGACCTGGAACTCCGACAACGGCTTCCTCAAAAGTGAAAACGCGGGATGTGTGCCCTTGCGTCACATGTGAGAAGCCGCTCAGAGCGGTGTGCATGGCTTGGTCCATCCAACTCAGGGCGTAGTGCCTGACTGGACCCTGGTAGGGCGCAAGAGCTTTCTCCATGGGCCAGATGGTATCGTCGCCAGACTTGAAGGGCGACAACCGCGCTGGCTCGTAAGGATGGGGTCCGAAAACCTCCATCCTACCATAGTCCGTCCTGATCAAACTGGTCTTGGGGCAGATGTTGACTGGTCTGTTCACTGTGCCGATGGCCATGAACGTGCCCGCCTGTGTAAAGGGGAGACTGTCCGTGGGTGTGACAGCATTGCCACGAGCCTCCATGTCCTCCAGGAAGCTATCGCGAATGGCCTGCAGCTTAATGCGTGCTTCTGCGATAATCTCCGCAGTGATAACAGCGCAATAACCTGTAGGGCTGCGCTTATCACCTGCCACGTGTATTCCGAAAATGGCGTGGCCTTTGAAGTGCTTAGCGTCTGTGAGGCAAACTGGTGCACCGCAGTCTCCCGTCGTTGTGTCGGCAGTATACCTAAAGGCCCTAGCCAACTTGCAACCTTTGGGCCGCATGTCAACGACTAGGTTCTGAACAAGTGTGACAGGGTCAGTGCGCATGATCACATGGGTGAGGTGGCCACCGCTGACGCGGCAGACGTCAATGCGAGCTTTGTTGCGGTTGGCAACGACGCTAGCCAGGTCCTTCTCGCTAAGAACGTTCTTGGACATCTTGCGGTGTTGGTGAACGTTCTTGAACGTGAAGAACTCGAGATCGCTGTCGGGGACAACGTGGCGTTGGAATGCGAGGTATTCGCTGACGCTGATGTCGTGCACCAATGACTCATTGACACATGAGACAAAGATAGCGCGATCGTTGATGTCAAAGCCGCCGGACTGCAGCTTCATAATAACTTGCTCCGTGAAGTGTCGTGGCTGCGCAACCATGCTACCCTCCACAAACATGATCTGACCCATGACCCAATCCTCTGCTGAGTCTTGAGTTTTGATGGTGAACTTGTATGTGTTGGCATAGGCATTGCCAACTATAGCTTCGTTGGAGCTATCACCACC